ATGCGATGCTCTAAGCAGGAAAAAGCCCTCTGCATCCTCGCCGACCAAAGCCAGATGCAGAGAGCCACCAACCACCACAGGGAGGCCGGTATCGGTATTATACCGACCTCCCGCAGAAAAGACAAGGAGGAAAATATGGGTTATTTATCTGAGCTTACTGCACATGAGCGTTTAACTGTTGACAATGCAACGCTTGACATGTTTACCGCTTTCGAAAGCGGATCAGACTTGATCTATGATATTTGGGAGCAGTATTTTTCTGATAGGGAGCAAAAAAATATCGAATCGAGAGACTTAGAATTCATTGGTCGCATCCTGTATTCTGTCTACGATAGAATGGCAGACGCCATCCGCGACTATCACTTGATGCTTGGGCACTATGACGAGCTTACCGTGCAATGCTTTTTAGAAACAGCGAAACGCGCTCAACTGACGGCAGACGCCGCAAAAGCAAGGGAACACGCCCAGAAAGAAATGCGATCCGCAACTTATGATCTCAACGATGCAGATGCAATTAAACTTCTGACAGGTAAGGGGGCAAGCGCATGAAGCTCCTATACTGCGCCCGCTGCGATACGCCGCTTATGAACGCAGCCACGGTGCACATCTGCCCGACCTGCGGGGCTGTGTACCGTCAGCATGGGACGCGCTTCACCTTTGCCGCCGACCTGTCCGGCGCGTACATCAAAGAGTTTATGAACAGTCTGGAGGTAACCGCATGAACGATGACGATAGATATTTCCCTTGTATACCGACACCGGTCGGCATGGTCCCATTTATCGGCTTCACCATGAGCGTTGAGCGTGAGAAGGAGCTGTTTGGGAGGAAGGAAGAGGAAAGCAAAACCTGATCAGATAGTGCAAAGCCCCACCGGAGCGCTCCGGCGGGGCTTCCTGCTTTATAGGAGATAGAAAATGGCACTAACACACTCTACACGCTACAGTACCTCGCAGCGCTGCCCGCCTCATTACTTCGGGCAGGACTTCGCAAGGGAACAAAGGATAGGCAATCCCGCCGCCCTTGCCGCCTGCTGCCGGTCTTTCTCCGGCTGGTGGCCTCTGTATCACTACCTCCTTTTACGCCATTTGCGAATTTGCAATGGGGGTCCCGTTAGCGGCTGCGTGTTTAACGAGATCGTCGAATATAAAGGATGCAATCTTGCTGCCATCCGGCAAGACAAGATTTGCAAGCAAGTTTATTGTCTGCGCCGGACTGTTCAAAATTCCATTGATAACAGCAGCACTTGACCGCCCGATGCCGGAATCCGCAAAGCCTACCGTCGCCGTTCCAAAGTCCAGCCCATCCTTGACGCGACCGCTCACGCTGCTCACGCCGCGCATTAGCTCCGGCAGGCCGTCGTTCAGTCCTTCCGCGCCGCCCTCCATCACATAGCGAAACACGCCGCGCGACCATTTCGAGGGCGAGTGCTCGTCAAAGCCGTCCTTTCCGGTAAACCATCCCTTGATGGTATCCACAACGCCCGTCACTTTACCCTTGAGCCATTCCACCTTGTCGGTGATGCCGTCCCAAAGCCCCATAAGGAGGTTTCTTCCCACCTCCTTCATCTGCTCCGGAATGCTGTGGAACCAGTCAAGCGCCGTCTGTGCCGCATTCGGGATAGTCTCGGTGAAAAACGTTTTGATCGCCGCGACTGCGCCGGAAATGGTTTCTTTGATTTTCTCCCATGCGGAGATGACCGCATTTCGGAAATCCTCATTTGTATTCCATAGGACAACGATCGCCGCGACCAATGCACCAACAACTGCAATAACCACTCCAATGGGGTTTGCGGTCAAGGCTGCATTCAAAGCTATCTGCCCTTTTGTCATTGCCGCCTGTGCAAGCTGTGCCAGCGTCATTTTCCCTGTAAGTAACGCAACGATCGTTTCTCCAACGGTCATTGTACCGTTTAATGCGGCTTGCGCCAGCGTCGTATCTTTCAGGCCCATTGTTAAAAGAGAGATAGCTACCTGCGCATTCTGGAACCCCTGCACAAGATGCTGAATCGCCATACCGGCTTTGAGGGATGCAAAAGCACCGGCAGCGACCCCGATAACAGGGATGATCTGATTGAGCGTGTCCATCAAAGTCTTGCAAGCGTCTACAGCGGAATCAAACCCCGTCGTAATGACATTTGCCACTTTCTCCCAATCCACTTTTGCCGTAAAATCCTGCACTGCCGCCGTTGCGCTTTGCAGCATCGGCGTTACAGAATCCAGAATAGGCTCACCGAATGCGGCTTTTAGCTGTCTCCACGATTCTTTCAGGTTGCCGAGAACGTTTTCCCAACCGTCAGCCTCGCGAGCGGCCTGCCCCATCGCGCCGGATAGCCTCTGCGAATCCTCAACCATTTTCAAAAGCGTTTCCTGCTTCTGGATTTCGGAAAGCTCATTATACTTTTGCCCGAAAAGCTCCATAGCGGCCGCGTTTCTCGTCGTTTCCGTGGCCGAAAGTCCGAGGGCTGCGTCGTTGGCGAAGTTACCTTTCAAAAAGGACTGCAACGTTTCTGTGGCCTGCTCAACACTGGTATCATAATAGGCCGCGCTATCTGCCGCGGCCTGCAAAGCGCGTTCCATCAGGTTCATGCTTTCTACCGCATCGCCGCCGGAAGACCGGGCAAACGCATAAATTTTGCTGCCGAGTGCGTTCAAGCGCGTCTGCAAGATGCCGGATTCATCAGCTACGCGCCCAATTGCCTTTGTAGCGGTGTCCTGCATATCACCGAAGGTCTGTTCAAACGCGCTTGCCTCTGCCCTCACCTCAGCGGCGGTATCTACACCGACCGCGGTTAACGCTGTTCCGACTGTGGTAACAACTGCGCCAATTTTTGAAGCCGTCTTTATCACAGAGCCGACGTTGTTTTTGACCTTTTCGAACGAGGACGTTATTTTATTTAGGCCGCTGTCAACACCGCTGTCATCAACCGTGATTTTGACGGCAAGGTCAAGTAAATTCATTTTGCCATCTCCTTTCCGAAGGTGTATCCCTTGTCATACATTGTTTGCGCAAAAACGGCAACACCGTAAGCAGGTGTCCCCGGCTGTATTTCTTCCGGGAAAGGAGGAGCCTGCCGCGGTTTTCCGGCAGCTCCGTCCTCATAGCCCATATCAAATGCAGTCAGAACATTCCTGCTCATGACCTTTAGATATTTGCGCGCCCAAGCTTTACTTTTTGCCTTGTGTTTCATTTGCTCGCCTCTTTTCAAGCTGGATACCGATAGAAACCATTACGGCCCCGCAGAATGTACCGGCGGCAAACACAGCCGCTCCGCAAAGCATCAGTCCCATATAGTGCTGCCCCTTTTCAAAAGTTCTCGACATTAACCGTTGCTGTTTGTTACGTAACGATACGGAGATTCTGTGCCGTCCCAATCATGTACGGCGGCAGGGGTAATGGTGGCGAGCTTGCCGGGGGTACTCCAAATGCTGAAATACGCGCTTTCCGATAGCGCGGAATTTGCATAGCGCTCCATCATGTCGGCGGCATCGTTCAGATCTTTTTCGCTGAAGTATGGGCGCTCAATCACAATGCCGTCTTTCAGCGAGCGCCGCCATGCAAGCTCCATCATGGTATGATTGTTTACCGCCTTTGCAGCATCGAACATTCGCGTCAGATCGGCTTTGTTCAGCTCTACGCCGCTTTCAAGCAGTTTCGCATCTGCGGTCAGTTCATCGCCTTTCAAGATGTAGCGCTCCGCAATCTGCTTGCGGAAATCATCAACGGTGGTTTTGATCGCTTTGTGAGCTGCAAGAATTTCCGCGTCCGTCTTTGCCTTTACGGGTGCGAATTTTTCAGCGTAGACGGTGGGCGAATAATAGCCGCTCCACTTGCGCTCAAAGGCTGCGGCTTCTTCCTGCGCTGCGGCAATCGCGGCGCGGCTACTGGTAACGGTGTTTTTAAGGTCGTTTACAAAAGACATAATTTTTTCCTTTCTGCGGTCTTTCCCGCCGTCATAGTTCTAAAATGGATTTGCAGTCAGCCAATGCTTTCCGCGCTTCTGCCTCGGTTGCAAAGATTGACTTTTTGTGAATTGTGCTTGCGCTGAACGCCATCCACGAATCAGATAGGCGAATCAAAATACCACCATTAGGCCGCTGTGCGTCCATTTGCTTCTGCAATGCCTCGATGCGTGATTTAATATCGTTCATTCGGTTCATCTCCTTCCAAATCAGGCCAGTCCAGCCGCCCAGCTTCTATTGCTTCGTCGATCATCTGATAAAGGGAGAGGGACAACGGGTCAACTCCTTCCACCGGGTGAGGGTAAAGTACAATGCGCCGCCCGTCATGGGTAAATGCCCCGTGTTCCCGGAGATAATCAAAGGGATCTTGCTTCGTGCGGTACTCTGTGCCGCCCTCGATAATGAAGACCGTCTCATCGGCTGACAGCGACCTGAGGTATTCCCGCAACGCCGCAAGGCGGATATCAAAATTTTTCTTCATCGCTGTTCCTGCTCCCTTCGCCATGCTTCAAGCTCGTCAAGCTGCTGCATGATGTCTGTGATCTCCGTGTACTTCACCGTCTGCCGTAAAATCTCTGCCGCGGCACTCACGCGGGTCTGTGCGGGCGCGTCTGCATCCTGCATGATCGTTGCCAGCGTATCCGCCGCGGCGTGCGCCCTCTCCTGCAACACATTTCGCGCCGCTTCGGTTCGTTCTCGGCGTGCTTCGTTATACTTCTGCATGAACTCAGGATCACGCTTTCGGCGATAGATCGTCTGCTCGTTGATCTCGAGCTTTGCCGCCGCGCTCCGCACTGTCGCGGAGATCAGCAGCGCTTCAATAATGGTCTCATCTCTGATTTTCTTTGACAAAGTTTGAAATGCCCCCTTTCCGGCCTTGTTTTATCTGACATTTACTCATAAAATGGTCTCAAGCTCCGGCTAATGCTCGGATGCCGCAGGTGCCGCAATGCGGCGGCATGGGTCCTGTGGTCTACGGCCTGCTCGTGCCAGAACTCGGCAACTATGGCGTCACGCTCGTGCTGTGGTAATTGGTCGAGGGCTGCATATACCGCATTTTTCAGTTCGCGTTCCTCGACCTCTTCAAAGCCCGCCTCCGCCACAGGATCAGGGATCGTATCCGCAACGGTGAAATCACCGTCGCCGTCAGCGTCCAACGGCATATCAAGCGATACACGATTCCGGTTGAAGAGTGGGTCTTCTTTGTCTCGCCTGGTTCGCATCCCGCAAGCTGCTGTAAAGCTTGATTTGAGCTTGAAATCGAACATGGTAAGGAATACCCCTCGCTCCGGTTTCCACGCTGTCAGCGCTTCTATAAGGGCAAGAAAGGCCGTCTGCATGAGGTCACTTTCTTCGATGCCCGCGCTCTCACGAAATGCCCGTGTCCATCGTCCGGCCTGCTGTGAGGCAAACCGCTCGACCGCTGCCCATAGCGTCAAAATGTCTGTTTTTCCGTCTCGCACATCTGCTGCGAGTTGGTTTGTCCGCTCGCTCTGTGTGACAAGTGAAACCACTTGCATATTGTGCCCTCCTGTGGTAAAATCAGAATTGACAAGTTCAGGTTTACCACAGGTCGCTCTCCCCAGTTTTGGGGAGGGCTTTTTCATAGCCGGAAATGTTTGTTTAGGCGACGCTCGAAAGGATCACGGTCGTCGGCAGGTAAGTGAGGGACAATGAGATGCTGCAGTTCGTCGCGCTGGCGGTAGCGGTCGATTTTCCTGCGCATTGGTCTCGTTGCTGATAAGATGTTGATTGCCACTTGAAAAGTCATAACTTCACCTCATATCAAAATTGAAAGTTAGCTTTTCCTCCTCCCCGGCAATGCTCTTGTGGATCAAGTCGGCAACAGTTTGCTCGCCGTGCCGCTTTGCATGGGCACGAATCGCAAGAACTAAATGCTGAAGCTCCTGATTCCGGTACTTTTCGCCTCGACCGGCCTTGTAAAACAGCCACCGCTCGAATGCCCTGTATAGCTGGTCTCCAAAGCCGGTTGCGATCTGCGGCGGGATTTTTAGGCTCATGTGCCATCCTCCAAAAATCCGCCGCGCCGCGACTTTTTTTCCGGCTCTTGGTACGGTTCGGAAAGCTCGGTAAACCGTTGATGTTCTCCATCAAAGCGCATCTGTATTACGCCCTGACGTCCCCGACGATTCTTTGCCACAGAAACGCCAACTGTGCCGAATTCGTCGATTTTCCAGAGGAACAAGACCTTCGAGCCGTTTTGCTCTAACTCACCTGAATCTCGCAGAGAAAGCAGCGTCGGACGCTCGGTATCGCTTACGCCGCGGTTAAGCTGCGCCGCTGCGACGATAGGAATTTGCAGCTCGGAAGCAAGATTTTTCAGGTCTCGGCTGATCTGCCCCAATTCGAGGTTGCGGCTGTCAGCTCTGCGGTCTGCCTGCATCAGGCCAAGATAATCGATGACGATTAGCCGCAGGTTTTGAATAGTCGCCGCCGCGCCTCGGATTTTGCTCACCGTCGCAGCTGGCTTGTCCCAGAAGTGAAGCGGTAGGCGCTCAAGACGTGTAGATGCAGCGGCGATGCTGTCCCAATTGCTCTCCACGTTTCGGTCAATGAGCTGATCCATCGTTGCGGCACTGCGTCGTGCAAGCAGGCGTTCCGTCAGCTCGGAAGCGGACATCTCGAGCGAAACAAAAAGCGTTTCGTTCCCTGCCCGTGCGGCACTCTCTGCAATGTCAAGCAGGAAAGCGGACTTTCCAACGCCGGGCCGCGCGCCAATGATAACGAGTTGTCCCGCCTCAAAACCTTTGAGTTTGCTGTCCAGTAAGGGGAAGCCTGTGTTAATCCGCTGTGTTTCCCTCGCCGATAGTTGCGACATGGTTTCGATAAGGGCCTGCGAGATCGTTTTCAGTCGCCCGCCTGTGCTGTTAAGTAAGTGCGCCTTACAGACTTCGGCAACCGCGGCGGCTGGATTTTCTTCATCAAGGGCTGCAAGCACGCCATCGCGTAACCGCTTTTCCGCTGCGTGCCTATGTAGCAGGCGGGCGTATTCCTCGGCGTTGGCAAGGGTAGGTGTCGCGTCGATGCAATCAGCAAGAAACCGTCGTGGATCGTCCACAACGCTGCGGAGACCATCGGCGGCAATGTTGGCGTCGAACGCCTTACCGCGTGATACTGCGCTGTCCGCAGCGTCAAAGACAGCAGCGCAGGCGGGAACGGAGAAGTCCTCGACGCTCACGATCTGTCGGAGCTGCAAGACCCGTTTGGGTTCAAGACAGACCGTCGCAGTCAAGGAATATTCGAGAGAAGAAGTGTCATGCATCACGTGCCGCCACCCCCCATTTTTGCCAGGAGCTGCGTGTATTGTTTTCTGAATTTGCCCCCTGACAGGATGTTGCTCTGCCAAAACGGATCGGACTGTGAAAACTGCAAAACCTCGTTGATGCTCTCCCAGTCGTGCTTGTCCAGCCGATGGCACTTGTCGAAGTCCGCCGCCCAATTCTGCAAGGTCGTTTCTGAATGCGGCGTGCAATTCGGCAAGCGCTCCTCAATCTGATCCGCGAGCCAGCGCGCAGCACGGTACGGAAGTGAGTCGGGCTCAAAAACCTGCTTCGGTTTCTTCGTTCCGGTGGAAGGCGGAACAAGAGAATTAGTTGTAGTTGAAGTTGTAGTTGGCATTGAACGCATCCCTTCGTATCCGTTAGTATGCGTCGGTATGCGTTCGCATCCGTTTGGATACTCTGTGTTCTCCGTTACGTTTCCCCATCGAGCATTCGCAGATTCCTGTGCCTTTTCGCATCGCTTCTTGTAACGTTCGGCATCAGCGTCTATCTTCGGTTGAATGAAGTTCCATGCAACTGTCAACATAGAATCGTCAAACTGCGGAACAACGCCAATCTCCCCATAAGACAAAATTGAATCGAATAGAAGACCTTTCTGCTCAAGGGATAGAGCTTTCAAACATTGGCGTAAATCAAAATATAACATCACGCCGGGACGTTTTTTACTTGCCACAAATCAGCTCACCTTTCCTGTGCCTTTGCCCACTCAATTAAATCGCTGGCAACAATGCGCGTACAACCGCCGATTTTGACCGCAGGAAAACCAGCGACACGACTCCACTTGTAGATAGTCGGGCGTGATACGCTTAGAAGCCTCGCGGCTTCGGTGACAGTGATTAAGATGCGATCCATATTTTCCCCTCCTTACAAATTCGAGTTGACAAAACTGAAAAACTTGATACAATATCATTAAATCTCAAATTTCTTGTCACTTGCATTATACACATGAAGTGCTTGTTTGGCAAGTTATTTGAGTCAATATATCTAAACAACAAGAAAATCATTCTTTTTGGAGCATAGCAATATGGAACAAATGTTTTTTCCGGTCACACAAAAGAAAGCAAGTCAAACGGGCACGGCAAGGTCATCCGCTGCAAATAAAAACGCCCTTTTCCCGACGCAACTGCGTAAATTACGAAAGGAAAAAGGCGTATCACAGGATGAGCTATCTAAAATACTCGGCGTATCAAAGTCTACACTTGGGCTATGGGAAACAGGCGATACCCTACCAGACGCAAGATCACTGCATGATTTAGCCGTTTACTATGGCGTAAGTGCAGATTATCTTCTCGGATTATCCGATGTACAAACTGCCAATATGGACGTAAAAGCAATCTGTGAATACACCGGCTTAACAGAAAAGGCACTTTCTTTCTTTCATGATGGAATTGCCGACAGAGATGAAAATGGGGTTTATCCGGCTGGTTTTACAGATGACATGTATTCTCCTAAGAAGCTGATTAACGATATATTTGAATGCGATATCATTGATCCTTTTTTTGCTATAGTAGAGTTTTGCGATGGAATGAATGATGCTGTTGAGCCAGATTCAAATCTAAGAGTTATAAGCGATGTTATTTCAGATGACGAAGGAAACTGTCGAGGGCGAGGTATAGCCCATCTTACATTTAAGCAATTTGCTGAACTTAAAATTGAACATGCAAAATCAACATTTTCGGACTTGTTGAGCAGTCTTTATTGGAAGTATCTCGAAAAATTCAAGTAAATGTAACGCTGTCAACAACATCAGGAGATAAATTATGGAAACATATCTTGCGTATTTTGATGAAACCGGCGATGATGGTTTGATAAAATATTCTTCGGACCATTTTGTTCTTACAAGCCTCTATATGCCATCTTCTAAGTGGCAAGAAAATTATGACGCTCTCCGTCTTATGCGTCGTGGATTACGCGATGATTTTGGCTTACATGTTACAGAGGAATTCCATACTAAACAATTTTTAACTGATAAAAATCCTTATCGCGCCTACAGTTGGACATCTGAGCAAAAGCAAGAAATTCTCAAGCGTTATACGATTACGTTGGCCTCGTTAGATATGCAGTGTATGAATGTGGTTGTCGATAAAACGAAAGTAAAAAGTAATACTTACTCTGTACTGGAAAACGCATTAACATACAGCGTACAACGTATTGAAAACGATAGTGCCGGCCGTTGGAAATATATTATATTATCTGACAAAGGGCGCGTTAGTGTTATGAGTCACACAGCGCGAAAAATCCGCGCCTTCAATCCAGTACCATCGATGTTTGGTTTTGATTACCGTAACCAGCCAATCAAAAACATGGTAGAAGATATTCTCGAAAAAGATTCTAAAGAATCATACTTTATTCAATCTGCAGATTTCATTTCTTATTTTTCTCATCTTTATTTTCTTACACATGATAAGAATCTTTCTTTGCCCAACCGTGTCGCAAACTTAATCGACCGTTCTTTTGTTGACAGTGTCTTAGCGACATTAAAAAAGGGTGAGAAAATCAACCTGAAAGCAAGCCGATCTTCTCACCCTTATGGTTTTGTTATTTATCCAAAATAAAAAACACCACCTACGACGCATTCGCGCTTTCAGTGGTTCAATTACAGTATAACCGCAGATTTATAAAATGTCAATCATCTTAGCTCAATTTAGATAAAACCGCCCCCGGTGCTACCAACACCGAGGACGGTTATAAGGGGCAGCAAACGGAAAGCCTACTGCCCTCCAATCATAACAAATGTAGGAGGAAAATGCAATGCCAAGAAAAGCAAATACTCGTGCCGCGTCTGGAGCCGGTACGATCCGGCAACGGCCTGATGGTCGATGGGAGGCCCGTGTGACCGTCGGCACAGACCCCGGCACGGGGAAACCGATTCGCAGGAGCCTCTACGGCAACACGCAGAAAGAAGTGTTGACCGCTATGCGCGACGTGCTAAAGGCCGTTGACGATGGCCTTTACATAGAGCCGACGCGCCTGACGCTTGCGCAGTGGCTCGATATCTGGCAAAGCGATTATCTGCTCTCGCAGAAATACGGCACGGTCAAGACCTACAAAGCACAGATCGCCACACACATCAAACCGGCCCTCGGTGCTGTGAAGCTCTCCAAGCTCACGCCGCACCTCGTTCAAGGCTTCTATAATGATCTGCTTGCCAACGGCCGCACCGTTCCGAAGAGGGACAAGCACGGCAAGATCATCAAGAAAAAAGGCGTCATGGTCACGGAGACTGCACCACTCAATGCAAAGACTGTGCGCAATGTCCACGGTGTTCTGACAAAGGCCCTTTCTCAGGCCGTAAAGCTGGGCTACATCGCACGCAATCCCTGCGACATGGTAGACCTGCCCCGTGTTGAGAAAGCGCATATCATGCCGCTTACGGACGAACAAGTAAAAGCTTACCTCTCCGCGGCAGACAGCGATAATGACTATGGTGACATTTTGAAGGTGATCCTTTTCACCGGGCTGCGTGAGGCGGAGGCGACCGGCCTGACTTGGGATTGCGTTGACTTCAAGAAAGGCACTGTCACAGTCTGTAAGCAGCTCCAGAAACGTCCCGCCGAGGCCGGAGGCTTCCAGTTTGCCGCCCTCAAAAACGACAAGACGCGCATTCTGCGCCCTGCTCCCTTTGTCATGGATATGCTGCGCGCTGTCCGCTCCAAGCAAGCACAGCGACGTTTACAGGCCGGTGATTTGTGGCAGGACTGGATAGACCCCGCCAAGCAGTACGCCGCCTGTCGGCTGGTCTTTACCAATACCCTCGGTGACCATCTGCACCCACAACGGCTCTACGCCCATCATAAAAAGATCGCAGCTATGGCTGGAGCACCGGATGCCCGCGTGCATGATCTGCGCCACACCTTCGCTGTGCTCTCCCTGCAAAACGGTGACGACGTGAAGACCGTGCAAGAAAATCTCGGCCATGCGACCGCCGCTTTTACGTTGGACGTTTACGGTCACGTCTCAGAGCGCATGAAGGCGGACAGTGCCGCCCGGATGCAGGGCTATTTCGAAAATCTCAAAAAGGCATGAAAAAAGCTCCGTCGACCTCATCATCGGCGGAGCTGCTTTTGTCCCCATTAGGGGGTAAAACTTTTAATTGGGGTAAACTTAGGGGTAAAACGTATTCTGCGAAAATGCAAACGCAACTTTTCTGCGTCAAAAGCGCCTAAATCACGCAGAAAAAGAAAGAACCGCAACTTTTTAGTCACGGTTCTTTGTGATGCGTGACCAATTTAGATGCATGCTGAAAATAGGAAAAATCGAGAGCTGAAGCGGCTTTGGGCTGTTTCAGCCATATTTTTTTCTAACAATTTCCCGTGATAGAGAAGAATCGAAGGATTTTTAAGAGTGACCAAAATAGATACAGCCTCACATTTTCGATTCCCGCCTTTGTGATCATTTTCGCTTGCCGTGTTCTTGAGGATTACTTTCCCAATCTTTCAGCCACGCCTCAAATGCTTGAACATTTTCTTCGCGCGTATAGAACTCGCGAATGACAGGGAGCAGTGCTGCAGCCAGACCTTTGAGCGCCCACAAGTCAGGTTCGACTTTATCGAGGTTGTAATCCTCCACATCTGTGACTGTGCCATCCTTGTCAAGATGGATGACGCTAACGGGTATTCTGTTAAACTTCTCATCCATCTTTTCTCGGCTCCTCAGCGGTAGAATCTGTCTCGATTTGAAATCGGCTCTTCATAGGCCGTCAGGCACTTCATCCGGAAAGTTCTCGGCAAACCAGCGGAATGGTATAAGGACCATATCTGGTAGGCCGTTTTCTGTTATTACGAAGCCGATGTCCTCGTTGTCAATGCGTTCCAGAATTTCATCCAGTTTTTCGACGAGCAGTGTTTGCTCGATGCGTTCCATTTCGGATAGTGGCGGCAGTCTTTTCATTTTGACATCCCCTTATTCCTGCTGTGAGGTGTTTTCACTGGGAGATACAGGGATGGGCTTTAGCGTGCCGGTTATGAAATCATACAGCGCTTCTGGCTCTTTGAGACAATACTTCATGGCGCAATCCGCTTCCCATATCTCAAAGTCATCGGCTGCTTCATACAGCCACCAATCGATGTAGTCGTATTGGTCATTGACCGCTTCTTTCAAAACATCTCTAAGAGCCAGAAGATACTTGTTTTCGGTACCGAATACAAAGTGACCATTGCCAACCAGATTGAGCGCTTTACTAAATTGCTCATCAATGGACTCTTGATCTCTTATCATCCGGAGCGCTTTGCAGAATCCTTCTCTACTTAGCATTGGCACCATTCCTCTCCAAAAGTTCTTGTTCTTCTTTCCATATTTTGAGAAGTTCAATCGCGTGTCCTTGTGTCTTTGGATCGGCACAGTATTCAAAGAACTGCACCGCGGCTTCTTCCGGCGTGAGGCCATAAGGCTTTAGCACCTCGGTTACCTGTGCCAGCAATTCTGCATCGATTTCAATGGTAATCGTTACTTTGCCATCATCCATCATGCTGTTCCTCCGATATTTTGAGATTGTCATATTGAGGTTCCTCAGAGTAAAAGACCTGCATATCATCCAGTCGGAGACACGACAGTCTTCCAAGGGCTCCTGACCAAGGGTCACCCTTTTCAGGGAGCATACAGCCGCAGTCGATTCCAATCCAGCTCTTTACATCCCATATTGCCATTGGGTTATCATACTGGAAACGGATAGTTGGCGTGTGCCCGAAGATGACAGTACAGTCCTCCAGAACAGGGAAACTGTCAAATCGCATCCAGACGGCAAAGTCTCGCTCACACTCATATTTATGGCCGTAGGTTTCATACAGCTCAACAGGCGCTGCGTGGGTCAGAATGAACTGCCTATTGTTCAGAGTAAGTTCTATGTTTAAAGGCAACTTCTCCAGATACTCGAATATCTCCTGACGAATGGTTTTCTTTATGTGCTTCAGATAATTATGCGTTATCTGGCCACCATTTCTATACCACAGAGACAGCTTGGGCCCGTAGTAGAGGTCGGGCCACTCCTCATCTTCTGGGGGAGGGTAGTAGAGAGCATTCATCATCATTAATTCGTGGTTACCCAGAAGCATCTTGGCATTTGGCATCGCCATAATCTGGCGAAGGATTTTGATGCCATCTGGATTTCTATCTATCACATCCCCAAGGATATAAAGAGTGTCATCCGGCTGCAGGTTGATTTGCTTCATGACGGAATCAAAGCGCCGCTTTTGTCCATGGATATCAGACATTACATAAATCATAGTGTTCCACCTCCTTCTTTGTAACACGAACAATTACCATATTTCGGAGCGAATAGCTATCAAAAAATCACAATTCACAGATAATAATCCTGATTGGCATTTCCGATGACCTATCAGCCACGGAGTACGGGATGGTTTGTTGGAAAATCTGGACTTGGTTTCGAATCATGAAGATCAGTGTTTCGAGTAAGTCCTTTGAGATGCATTTATCGTTTTCTTTTGCAGCGAGCTTTTGCAGCAGTGTCTCTAAATCAGAGAAGCTGCCCCAAATGAAGAAATCCCACGAGTCGAATGTACTGCGTTCGAAAGCTGGATTTTCTGCACAGATGATATCCTGGGTTTCTGCTGCCATGTCAGAAAAGCAGATTCTCTCTCTACTAAGAGCCAGCTCATCATGTGCACTAGAGAGAATATCTCGTTCCGGCGCAGTATACAGAAAGTGGTGTCTGAGTTGTCCATTTGCGTGTCGATGCCACTGGTCGATGTTGTACCATTGACCATCGTGGTACAGTTCCACCATGTAGCCAAGCCATTTGCCCATGCTGCATACCTCCGTTTGGCCTTTGCTTTTTAGGTATGAAGATATAAATCTCTTTTTCTGTGAGTTTATTATGATCTCGTCCTTTGTGGTTGGATGATATGAGGTGTCAAAAAAGTGGAAGACACAGCCGAAGAAAGACCTGCCAGTGTTCATCGATTCTTGTTCTGCTAGATACTTTGTCAGGTTGCTTCCTTGAGATCTGATTTGATATTTCTCTTTCATGGAATTCCCCTATGGTGTCAGCCATCACCAAAGATGTCATTGCAAAACTCCGAATAGTCAGGATCTGGGCTTTTGAGAAACACCTCCCAATCCTGCTGGACTTCCTCCATGGTCTTAAATTGCTTCTCCGATTCCGCTAACCGATTCCGGAAGCCAAATTGGTTCCCAGCGAGAATGCACGGAAATCCCCAAAGCATTGTTCCCACATGCTTCCACTGACCGACATCCCCAGCATACTGCAATTTTGAAAACACAGCTTTGACTGTGCGGCAGTATTCTCCGTCACAAGCAAACCAGAGATGTTCCGATTCGACTTTGTCACAGCGCATATAGTAGGGTAAGCCCCATGTGTTAGTGTGCTCCCATTCGTAATTCTCCAAGATGACAGTTTCCTTGTGGAGCAGATGCGCGGGAACGAGGAACGGTATCTTCCTGTAAGCAATGTAGTGGCTGATGTTTTGCTGCCCTTCTTCGAAGGACTGGAATCTAGATATCAGATTCCCAAATTGTTTCTTCAGAGCCATATCAATGGTGAGCTCTCTAAAGAAGCAACGAAAGTCCTCCGTTGTACCGTAATAGTATTTTCCGAAACTGGTAAAAGCAGCAGCAGAACAGTCATCTAATTCCAGGCGGTAATATGTTGGGTTCTCTTTTGCGCTCATGGCGACACCTTTCAATTTCCCCTTCGTGTGACTATCTACCCCACGGGAGTCCGAAATCCGTGCGCTTGATCTTGCACCAAGGCTGTCCATCTTTCCAGAAGACAATCCCCTCAATCACATGGGTTTCCAGATAAGTGCGGATGCCCTCGAAGCTCCGATCCAGTTCAACAATGTCTTTCCCGTGGGGCTTGAGAATATCGGTATCAAGGTTGTGGGGATTAGATCTGAAATGCGGGCCGATGGCCTCATATGTTCCATCCGGTACAATTCCCATTCTGTCATACGCATCCCAGAACCATTTATCGCTGGTTGCAGTTCGGTCACAAGGTACCCAACAAGGCAAGTGGCCAGTGACAGGGTCTGCGTTCTCCTGACACTTGATTGCGTTAGACGGGACGGGCTTTCCATGTTTTGCATCGTATCTTTTGTAGAAAATACCATTGATGACTGCACAGCAGGCACCGTCCCATTTGATGGTAGCAACGCCTTCGCCGGCCATGACCCAAGCAAGGTCAGGGCTGATATTTGGCAGTATTCTGACAATTCGATGGTTTTCAAATTCTCGTTCAAAGAGAGTGGGTATCTTTTTCAT